TCATACGTGAGCGAATTGGGAATGATGCTAAAAAAGTATTTTCTTACATAGCTAAATATGCGAGTCATGATTTTATGAAAGCCAGAATTAAGGCTGAATTATTCGACTTCACATTTCATGATACCCGACATACTGCAGCTACCAGAATTGCTCAAAAACTCCCGCTTTTAGATCTATGTAAAATGTTCGGCTGGGTAGATCCAAAGCGGGCAATGATTTACTACAATCCAACCTCTACTGAGATTGCAGCACGGCTATCACAGCCTTAAGTGAGTATCTGCCATTGACATCTTTCATGTTGTGCTTTTTGCGGAGTTTAGTAAAAGTATGATATGAGAGACCAGGTATTCTTACGCAAAGATCTTTAATTGTTAGCAACTCATCTCCTTGAGCTGCTAACACCTTAGACATAGCATTTTCGCAAGCCTTCTCCATCATTTGAGCAAGTTCATTGGCAGGCATTGAAACAAATTTAACTTCGGTCATATTCACTCCCCAGCATCTGCTTTAGGTTCATCTAACAATGGTTGCCAATGTGTAATGTAGTAATCATCATCACATTCAAAATCATCATCTAATGATGAGCCATTTAATCTTGACCATAACCAACCATCACCGCCATCAAATCTTTCAAAAATCCACCATGAAAAATTCCCATCGCTAAATCTTTTGCTCCCTGCAAATACAGGTGTTTTTAAAGGAGGTAGACGATCTTCTACGCTTATCCAGCCATTATCGATATTTTTATCATCAATACGCTTGAACTGTACCTGATATCTAGCTTTAAAAATTGGAGAACTGATTAAGTCTGTTGTAATAACTGAATCACAACCGTGTTTAAGTATTGCTAATCTCTCCTGATCTGTCACCTCTCTGGTTATATAAGTGACACGACCATCATTAAGGCCCACAAGGCATTTTTCACTCATATCAGCAACTCCTACCTGACAAGCCAAACTCTTTTTCTAGTCTCTCTTTTTTGATGGTTGTGCATTCAAGCGCAATAATTGCATTATTAGTTATCATTGCTATTGGGAAGGCATTTTTAAATTGTTCAAGTTTTTCTTGGGCAGCTTGACCATCATTTGTATGAAAAACTTCACTTACCATTAAATAATCTTCACCAATAATAATGTGTGGTTCGTCAATTTCTTGATCTAGACCCACTACAGAATAAATTGGATATTCTTCTTCTGGCTTGTATGATTGAGCACTTCTCCAAAAATCCCAAAGCTGGCGTGTTTGCTCCTTATTCCAAAAGACAAAACCTTGAGAATGAATAAAATGGTCAAAAAGGTCAGAAGATGCAGCCAAATCACCAACACACCATAATTTCATGCAGTGCTGTTTAAAAGCTGCTATTTCTTGCTGTTGTAATACATTAGTATTTAAATTTTGATTACTGTTTTTCATACAGCCACCTTTTTATAACCAAGTCGAGTAATTTGCGTAACACCACGTATCCGTAGTTGATTTATAAAAGCCTTATCTCTATTTAAATAGGCTTTGCAAAATGAAAGGAATTTCTTGCAACAAGCTTCATTCATTTCAAAGCCTTTTTCGGTCTCAACTTTCATAGAGATTTTTAACACCTCATCGCCACGTTTCATGACAATAAAGTCCTTTTTGTGCATTGGCTGATAGCCGTTTTCAATCATCCACATTGTGAAAGGAAAGGTGAGCAAGTCTGGGATATACTTAACCATTGCTTGCACCTATCTCGTATTGAGCCTCTAACTCATTGCTAAGCCGAGCCAATAAAGTATTTTCTTCTAACCACTGATCTTTAAGGTTTCCTGCTAGATCCACACCCAAATCAGATAAAGATTGGCATAAGGTCTTATCATCAATACTCTTATTGATCGATATGAATAACGCCTCCTTTCTTGGCACTGAGCAAAAAGGACTAGTCGACTAAGGTCATCACGCGAAACAACTACTTGGTTTTTATTCTTCATGTTTACCACCTTGCTCTAGGCTAGCCAAACGCTCTTTGTGGTCATCAACTAGTTTCTGAAATGTTTCCTCTGTGTTTTGATCCATCTCCAATAAATTATCGGTGGTCATAAGTTGATTAAAAATCTGAAAGTTTCTATCAGGCATATCTTTTGAGAAATGAATTTTTGCAGCTATAGCATCCTTTAGACTAAAAAAGCATTGTGAAGTCATACCGGGATAGTGATCTTCTCTAACACACTTAGCCAAATAGTAGTGGCAATACTGCTTAACATTGACGCGCTCTTGCCAAGCTATTAATTCACTGTAGTTGGGTTGAATTTCTAGCAATTGATCAAGGCTCATTTTTGACACTTTAAGCTTGGTAATGCGCCAGTCATGTTTATTAAGCCAAACCCTTTCCCACATGGAAGCATCTTCACTATCAAAGTTAAGAGCATCTGTATCGAAAGCTCCATAGCAAATGTAATAGTCAACATCTGGATTTTTGATTTTTAACTCATCTATTTTTCGATTTGCCTGCTCAATATCGTAAAAAGGTCGATCAATAACTCCATAAGGATAGATTTCACTACCTGCCAATTGAATAGAGAAGTAGTGACAAGTGTTTTCGTCATTTATCCAAGCTTCTAATTGAGCAATCATCTTATCTTTTGCTTTAGATGGGTTGGTTGAGCGAATATTTGAAAAGATAGGGTTATCCATTGATAATCTCCTCATTTTGCTCAACTGCTTTAGGCAAAAAGTCAACGCACTCTTTCAAGTACTTAGAACTCAAAAAAAGACCATGTATGAAATCAGATTTCAAGTTGTAAGTTAGCGAGCAAATCCTAATGGATTGAATGGTCAAATCAAGTTCAATAGCAACTCGTTTGCACAGTTGAAATTCTGCAAGGCTATGTATAGAAATTGCTGATTCTAATAACGTGTCTATTGAAAATAGGTGGCGTGAAGTCAAAGACAATAAAGAATCCAATGTTTCCACTGTTGACTTGTTATGTTGAATCTCTTCAAATACCGAAAGTGCATGGCATAAGTTCGCTGTAATCACAGCAGCAATTACTGGTAAATCACCATTAGCAACAAGATTGAAAAGCTTGCTGCTTTTAGTTTTAGCCAAATTTAACTCTTGACTATTTTGTTTTAAGTCGCTCATAATACGTCCATCCAAAACATGCTGAACAATTGATCTGATCCTCTACCAAAATTTTCAGAACAAATGTTTATTTCTAAAGACCAGAGCAAGCACTCTGGTTTTCTTGTTTGCAAAATAAATCAATCATTTTGTGTAAATTACAATAAATCATTTTGTTTTATTGCGTCAAGTGGTTTTTAAATCATTTTGAATAATTATTTCAATGCAATAAAAAACCCGTCTATTCAGAGACGGGTTTTTAAATTTTAGGTTTATTTAATCTATATAAATATCTTGCATAGGAATAACTGGATAATCATGTACATGCTTGCTAGGTGGAACAATATCAGTTACAGCAACGATTGCATCTACATCTGCCATGTCAAAAGTTGTTCTTTTCTCGCCATTAACTGCCAACAAGTGTAAAACATCCCCAACAACCCCAATAAACTCCTTGATTGTTCTACGACCATCTTTTAATTGGACTTCCACAAATTCAGTTGGTGTAGGTGTTGCATCTGGATCGCAAACAATAAACCAGCCATTACGTATTGCAGGATACATAGAATCTCCCGTACCCCTTACAGCATAAGCATAAGGCCCAGCAGTTAGTGAGGGTACATACCCATCACCACCATTACCAGGATATTCCATTTCTGTGTAATAACCATCATATCCCATTTTTGAATATGATTTCACTGGTACCCATCCACCACGTTTTGTAAATGTTTTCACAGGAACATCAGCCGTTTTTATTGGTGAATTATCGCCACCTCTAAGGATCCAGCCTACATCAATATTGAACTTTGATGACACTGCTAAAGCGCCACTTTTAGAAATCCCTCTACGTTCCCAGTTGTAAATAATTTGCGGTGTTTCATTAAGAGCATTAGCTAAATCAGTTCCATATAGCTTAGTAGCTTGATAAACACGTTCCATTGATGGATGAACGATTTTCTTATTCATAACTTACTCAAAAAATCTAGGCGCAGCTTAATTGTGCCACATATTAACACATTTTGTGTAAAACAAAATGATTGATTGTGGCTTTTGATTGTGTATACTAAATCAATCAAAATGATTTATTTGTGAGGATTTGATGAATCGTATTGAAAAAGACAGGGATCTTATCAAGAAACATGGCGGTGCTACAGCTTTAGCAAACACTCTAGGTTATCACGTTCAGCGTGTCCAAAATTGGACGGTCAGAGGGATTCCAGCTAAGGAAAGATTAGAGCACCCAGAACTGCTTTTAGAGAATTTTGCCCCAGTAATAAAAAATTAAACCGCCATCTGTTACAGCAGAGGCGGTTTTGTATTCTTGGAGAACCATATGAATAAATCAATATTAGCAGAAAAAATAGGCAATGCAAGTAGGGTAACAATCTGCTCTGTAGATCTAGTTGATTCTATGAATAAACATAGATTGCAGCATGGTGAGCCGATTTTGACTCATGCTGACTTCATGAAAAAAGTACCTAAGGTACTTGGTGGGGGTGTGGGAAATTTTTCCGATACCTATGTTCACCCTCAAAATGGACAAGTATATCCATGTTATCGCTTTCCTAAGCGTGAAGCCTGCCTAATGGCTATGTCCTACAGTTATGAATTACAGGCAATTGTCTTTGATTACATGACCGAGTTAGAGAATGCCCAAAACAAAACATTACAACCGCGCCGTCTATCAAGGATGGAGCTCATCCAAATTGCTTATGAGGCTGAGCAAGAAAATCAAGAATTACAGCAACAAGTCGCTGTATTTGAACCTAAAGCACAGGCTTTAGATGCAATAGCCGACACATCAAATACATACACCATTCGTGAATGCGCCAAAACCATAGGCATTAAAGAAAAGCATTTAGTAAATCTACTTTTAGAAAAAGGTTGGTGTTATCGGGAGCCAAGCGGTCGCCTACAACCATACGCAACTAAGACTGAACAAAAGATTTTTATCAATCGACCATCTCCGATTATCACCAATCCCAATACTGGTGAAGAAAAAGTACACCTTCATATGCGAGTCACGGCGTACGGACTAACCCGCATCACGGCGTTGGTAAATCAGCACAAGGGGGGGGTAAATGGACAGCGAATGGGAAAAAGACCATGAGGCTTATGTTGAAGCTCTTAGTGCGTATAAGGCGGCTAAGAAAGAGCTTCAGAAAGCTGTTGGTGTTCAAAAAGATTTTGAAAAGACAAGTTGGTCGGCTGCGGAAGGTGTAGCTGATCTAAAGCTTAATCATGACAAATACGCCGTTATCAATCGTTTTGAAGCTGCTGCTTTGGAAGTTGTTAAGGCGAAGGAAAAACTTTAATGAAAGTTGATGAGTCTAAAAAAAGTAGTGCAACTTTCCCAGATCCACTAATTCATGGCGAAGTGGATCTTCGCGATTTTGCATACATGCCTCTTGATGTTGTTCGGTTTAGAGATAGTGACTTTACAGCAATAACCTCAGGCGATGCATTTAGAGCAGGTGTATTGCTTTGGTGTGCTTCATGGCATCAAGTTCCAGCAGGATCATTACCCAATGACAATAGAATTCTAGCTAATCTTGCTGGATTCGGGCGTTTTACTGGAGAGTGGGACAAGGTAAAAGAAGAAGCTTTGCATGGATG